GGTGAATCATTTAAATTAGGTAGTGCCATTTATTTCATCCTTAAAAATTATGTACTTGTCAGTAATATTTGTGCGCCGTTTAAAGTGCTAATTGAATTGAGTGACTGTTCGCTAGTAACAGCTGACCGCCAGTTGGTATAAGATATTTGAACGTTTAACTCTAGAATACCATCTAATTCATTATTCAATTGAATGGCGTTTAATGTTGTTGGAAATGCTTCTTCTAATACACATGAATACACAATTTCATCTGGCGTTAATTTGTTAGTAGCAACAATTCCGCTGGGAGTTCCTTTTTTAATCTGACTTATTTTAATCGATTGTGCATAGTCAGCTTTATAACCAATTTCATACGTGTTTTGATCTACTGCTACATTTTGCCATGCTTCAAAATACTCTTTGACGCCATAGTCATTTAACACATGGAATGTCATAGAGATATCATCAACCAAATACCCATATGCCATTTTGCGTGTAGTCAAACCTATAAATCTTTCTCGGGTTGTAATTTGCCTACCTGGTAAAGTAACATCTTTACAAAGAAGATTTAAATCACGCATTGTGGCGTATGGTGCAATACCAGGGAGTTCAACTACAAATAAGTTGGATCTAGCTATACCACCTTTGGCCGATACTAAGCTCTTAAAATCGTCTACACCAAGCATTAGATCATTCTCCTAGAATCGCTATAAACTTTACTTTTATTTCCCTTTTGGAAGTCGGCGGTCGGCAAAAATGTAGCGATTTCCCATTCAGGCGCCGGAACTCTTGCAAATCTACTTCTCACTTGGTCGTTAAGATAGTGTTTAATGCAAGGTTTAAAGTACTTCATCCTTGCGGCTCTTTGCAATAAATTATAAGATAATCTAAATCTTGTTGTTTCATCGTATTTTTTGTTATTCGTATAATCTAATAACGAATCTAAAAACTTAGCTCTAAGAATTGGTGGCAAGTAATGCAAATTTAAACCAAGGAAACCACCATCCGCCGGTCCTATTACAATTACAAGTGGAAAACTGTCATAGTATGGCAGTTCTTTCTTGCCCTTTGGATCGTAGAAAAACATATACATTGAACCAACAATCTCACGATTTGATAGCTGAATAGGTTCTTCTCTCATTAAAGCATTACGATTCACCCGTCTCATATTTGAAACGCGCCTACGAAACCAGTCACGAGACTGTCGAGTCCGCGGCGTAATACCAGCTCTAAATGCTTCTAATTCTAGGTTGTTAAATAAGTTACTCATAGCAGTATTTATAACTATTCAAAGGAATATCCAAACTCTTTAATATCAGCTTTAAAGTGTTCAGCTACATCATCTATCCAACGTGGATTTGTATAGTATTTACGATAATCTTTATGCTTTGATTGATTAGCAGGGAACAGCGGCCTCCAACAATTGTACATATCTTGGATTTGAAGAAAATCTTTGTCTAGATTTTCAAACCTTAAAATACAGTCAACTTTGTCAAAATATGTTGTTTGTGGTTTATGCACACATCCCCATTTACCATGTTCCCATTCTCTGTTTGCAAATTCTTCCCACGATGTTTTGAGTGGATCTATGCCGTATTTACCGTCACTTGTTTGATGCCTACGTACATAGTAATGATAAGCACTTACTACTCTATCCCATGGATTTCTTACAACACAGAATGTAAATCCCATATCCATCTGTCTTTGGTCAGCATCCATCCATTTTTTAATTCGTTTTTGCGCAGCGTGTTTACCACCATGCTGCTGTTGAAAAAGGTATGATCCCTGGACATTATGTGTTAGCCATTGACTAATAGCAACACCTGCGTTTTTAGGAATATGGATAAATGTGCCGGTAGGTTTTGTTATAACAACTGTCATTTTTTCGATTTCTTTTTATAAGGTTTAAGTGGTTTCAATGGTTTTATTTGTTTAGGGTTTATTCCCATAGCTTCTAAATGTTTTTCAGTCCATATGACAAAACCCCAGCCTCGGTCTTTAGCATAATTTTCGGCAGCTTTCCATTTATTCTGATTCTTGACATATGTCATAGCTTCGTTAATATAACGCTTAGTTTTATCAGGTCTTTTAGGAGGTTTTGTTTCTTTTTCAGGTTTTATTTCTACAAGGACTGTTCTGCCGTCTTTATATGTAATTTTAAGATCCATGAAATATCTGTGATACTTTTTATCTATATCCCAGAAATACGGTATAACTACTTCTTCAGATGACCAATGCCTAACATTAGGATTATCATCGCACCATTTAAATGCGTTTCGTTCCCACATCGATCTATAAACTACACTATCAGCATCGCCTTTATACTTGCTACGATGTTTGACTTTGTATTTGCCAGAATAAGCCATAAATACCTTATAAATAATGTTAAGATTTTTTATATTTATTAGGATATAATATGGTGTTAAGACTAAGATATAATGAACCAATCTACAGATATCGTTTTCCTCTTACTGATCAAGATGATTATAAGGGTAAAATTACTTTTACCGCCATAGAAACTAATTATGATAATTTAATTAGTAGAGGCGCTGATCTAATCAACGATTTTGAAAGTAGACAAGAAGAACAGGCTGAATTAGAAGCGTTTGGACCGTTGCGCATTACACGTGCAACACCCCCGATTAAAAAACCGGTTGGAATTGTCCAATTGTTTTTGCCACAATCATTGGCATTTAACGATACACTTGATTATACGAATTCAGAATTAGGCGCTGCTGGCGCTGCAGCCGCTGCAGGAATGCAAAGTGGTAAAGGCTTAGGTCAGCTTGCACAAGAAGCAATAGGTGGATTGTATCAAGATACTAGTTCAATGATTGAAGCCATTAAGAGTGATACATTCGGCCAACCTGCCCAGTTAGCTTTACTTAAAACAATTGGTAAAGTAAGTAATTCTGTAAGAGGTGCTGTTGAAGTGAGTACAGGACTCACATTAAATCCTAATACAAGATCATCTTTACGTGGTGTAGCTATTCGTAATTTTACATTTAATTTTAACTTGATTCCTGAAACGCGTAAAGAAGCAGAAATGATAAAACTAATTATTCAGTTTTTTAGAGAACAAATGTATCCAGAGGATGTCAATGTTCGTGGTGTTTCGGTTGGTTATAAATTTCCAAATAAGTTTAGAATCAATATGAATTATGATGATAAGCCAGTTGCAACAAAAATTTTAGATTGTTTCTTAGAAAACTTCCAAACAAATTATAACCCTAATAGTATGTCATTTCATGAAGATGGAAATTTTCCTGAAATTAATATATCAATGATGTTTAGAGAAGAAAGAACACTGAGACAAAAAGACATTAAGGAAGGTTTCTAATATGGCTTTTTTTGCTAATTTTCCTAAAATAGATTATAATTTTGGTGATGAGATTCTTCCGTCTAAATTCCAAAATTTGTCTATTTACATTGACCTTATTGATCAACTAACAGACGATACTCATTTTTATGAAAATTATACAATTATCGATGGCGAAAGAGCTGATATTTTATCTTACAAACTATATGGCACTACAGATTTGTATTGGACGTTTTATCTATTAAATGAAAAACTAAGAAGCCAAGGTTGGCCATTAACGTTTCAAGAAATATACGAATCTAGATCTTTGTATTATCCGCATAAAGTTTTCAAAACAACCGATACGTTTTTTGATAGAATGTACTTAGGTGATACTGTAATTCAAGGTTCGTTGTCCTCTCCGACTGCTATAGGTTCAGTTGTAAAGAAAGACTATGATACCGGACAATTGTTTATAAAAGTTGAAACAGAACTAAGAAGTATTACGGTTACTAACGGCGGTAGTGGTTATACATCATCTCCAACAATTACAATATTAGATGATCAAGGTAATAGTAACAATTCATCTATTGTAAACGCTACGGCATCTGCAACAATTATTGACGGAGTTGTGACTGCTATTAATGTTATTAAAGGTGGTAGTGGTTATAAAACTGCTCCTACTATACAAATTTCAGAACCACAAGTTATTGACTGGGAAGCTGTAGCTGAGAAAATTGAATTAATGATTAAAGGTAGAAGTGAAGTATATAATACTATTCTTACTACACTGTATCCTACTACTGAAACTAATAATGCAAGCCAATTTGAGGTTTTAAATTATCTTACATGGGAAGAAGCTTTAAAAATTTATACCTATGAAATTGGTAATGAAGTTCCTGCTTATGTTTCTGACGACTATACTGATTTATTGACTGATATATTTAACGGGTTTAAACGTGGTGACATATCTAAAAGGGGTGAGATAACTCAAGATGATGCTGATATTATTCGTTCTTTTGCTATAAATCCTGATAATATAAATCCAGACTATAAACACCGTATTATTGATGTTTTAAAGAGGCCTATTTTAAATAATGCAGATTCTTATCCTCTATGGGTACCTTATGGTAGCACAGGTACTAAAGCAGTAGCAACGGCTGTGTTATCAAATTCAAATTTTTCTGCTGGCACCATTGCTAGCCAAAACGGCATTGCAGATTGGAGAAACTTTGATCAATCACTGATACGATCAATAAATGCTTCATCTGTAGTAGATCAATTTAATGCTATTCATCATTATGAAGACAGTAGCGGCAATCATGTTGACATAAATCCTACTATATCTGGCTCAGGTTCATTATATACACCTATAACTTACTTTGATAGATTAGAGTCTCAGAATGAAGATTTAAAAATAATTAAAGTTTTAAAGGAAGACGTCGCTCAACAAATTTATTCAGAATATCAAAGACTGCTAAGAGATAATAATGTCAATTAATAGTGTGCTGTCTCCTGAAGATTTTAATTTAAATCAAGTATATATCTCTGCTGATAGATTTTCACGATCTAAAACTATTGATATTACTAATATAACAATTGAATTTAATATATTTGAAAATATTACGCTACCGTATTTAACAGGTTCTATAGGTATTTTAGACGACAACGGATTATTTGATATAGCTGATTTTCAGGGAACTGAAATGTTGACTATTATCGTGTCACTACCAACACAACCAGATAATGTCATTAAAAAAACATTTATTATGAATAGTGTAGAAAGAAGTGTACAAAACAATGATAGATCAGCAATACTGATTTTTAGTTTAGTTGAGGACGTGCTGTTTTATAATAATGTTCAATCAGTAAGTAAAACTTACAACGGGTCTGGTGAACAGATTATTGAAAAGGTTCTTAACGATAAACTAAATAAAAATCTTTATAAAGATAAAGAAACATTTAAACCATCATACCAAAGCGCTTTTCGAATTATTAGCCCGTATTTAAATCCATTTGAAATTATTAATATGGCATTAAATAAAATGACTACAGAAAACGGTAGTCCATACTTTTTGTATTCTACTTTATATAGTGACGATTTGGTGTTAGCTGATCTAGATACAATTTTAAAAGCTCCGGCTTTTAATAATCTGCCATTTACTTATTCGCAATCAAATTCAAATGATATCTATAATGATCCTACTGTTTCATCAAGATCCATCTATAGTATGAAAATGATAAACCAAGAAGATACTATGATGCTTAGTGAATTAGGTGTTATAAACTCTTACTTTGAAGCTTTTGATATTAGTAGTGGAAGTTTTAACAATTCAGAATTTAGTTTAAGTAAATTATATGATAGACTTTTTGCGACTGGCATTATAGATCAAGGACTAAATAGTAAGTTAGTAGATTATCAATTTATACCTGATCAAACTAAAACAAATGCTAAAGGATTGGGTGACTATAATTCAAGAAGATTTAGTTTAGCAGTTGGCGCAAATACATACCCATATGAATCACAACTAAATAATTGGACATCTGAAAGTGATACATTTAGTTATATACTCAGATTAAACAGTTATGCACTTAAAACATTATTACTCAAAAATCAATTAAAATTGTATGTTCCAGGTATGAATTTTACTCGTGGTGATAAAATAACATCAGTCGGCAGAAACATTGACTTGCTTTCATATAAAAATAATGTAAGTACGAATATTGATAGAATGGAACGAGATCACAGAAAATCTGGTAAATTTATTATGACATCAAAACGTCATATTTTTAACGCAACAGATTTTAAACATAATGTTTCTATTACATGTTCTAGAATATCTAATGAAAGGCCTTCACGTTGAACTTATTCGATTATCCTTTTTATGGGGATCAAATTAGATGGTTCCTTGGTAAAGTTATTAATGCTAATGATCCAGATATGCTCGGCAGAGTTCAAGTGAGAATATCTGGTATTCATAGTAATAACCAAAATGATATTCCTGAATATACTTTACCTTGGGCTTCTGTAATGAATCCAGGTACAGAAGGTGGCACTTCCGGTATTGGTAAAATACCACAGATATTACCAGGAGCAACTGTATTTGGTATCTTTATTGATGGCAAAACGTCACAAGTGCCACTAGTTTTAGGATCACTGAATCAGGTTGAAAAACCTACACCTATTCAAGAAGTTCAATCAAACGTTGACACAAGAAATACCGGTTCGGATGGAACAATTGTAAAAAATGAAGTTTTAAATTATGATGATGATACAATAAATGTTGACGAACGTAGACTTCTTGCAATGATATTTTTTACTGATAATGGTTATAATGCATCTCAAGCTGCGGGTATAGTAGGTAACTTAGAGGCCGAATCTAATTTTGATTCAACAATAGTGTCATCAGTATCAAATGAAAATTCACAAGGGATTGCTCAATGGAATCCTTCAAAGGCTGCTGGAAATAGATTAAATAAATTAAAAATATTTTCTAGAAACATTAATAGAAACTGGAGAGATTACGATGTTCAGCTCCAATTTGTTTTACACGAGTTAAAGGGTCGACCTAAGTTTAATGATGGTGGAGGTGCTTTTGCTAACGCAAATAAAAAACTGTTAAAAACTACTAAGTTTGATGGTGGCGTGATTAGTACTAATTCTACATGGATTATATGCAGATACTACGAAATACCTCTCAATGCCGAAGGTAAATTAGCAAAGAGAGAAACATTCGCGCGTAAAGCATATAATCAATTTATAAGTTCGGGGAGTGTGATATAATGGCATTCGTGAGTGTTGACAACATAGTAAATAAGTTTAACGACTTTAATAAATCTTCAAACTTTAGTGGCTCATTGTCTAATTCTCGTAGACTTTTTGAACAAAACTTGGTTTCACAGACAAGCAAATTTGGAAATTCGCTAAATCAAGAGGTCTCAGGGTATATTAGCTTAACTAATAGTTTAGACGATTTAGTACCGGTTATTGATTATTCAATTCCTGATCAAAGTACTGGCAATTTAGACGTAGTTCAATTGACTGATAGATTGAGTGCAGTTAAAAATAAACTGGTAATATCTTTAGGTCCATTACAAGCTGATATTGATTTAATTACAGGTGGATCATCTACTTCTTCACTACTAAATGTAAATATCACAAGTGGTATTCCACAAGCTATAGGCCAAAGCTTATCATCTCTTGGAATTAGTAATAGCGAAGTATTAAATATAGTTACAGGATTACAAAATACAGAGAGTGACTTATTTGAAAAAATTGAGGTTTCTGCAGAAAACCTACTTGGAAGTATTTTAGGCCCTGTAATTAGTATATCAAATAGCCTAGACAATTTAAAAAATCAAGTTTTTGACGAAATCAGCACATTAGCAGGTGGTATTTTAGATGAAGTTGATGCTGGCTTTTCGTCGGTTATAGAAAATGTTACTGAAAATATTACAGGTAACGGTAGCCAAACTATTCGAAACATTATCACACGTAATAATGGCATATTACCTGGTGCTAATGAAATATCATTAGCTTTAAATTATTATGCCCTAGGTAATAAAGAAGCTGCTGTTAATGTTATTAAACAATCAATTCCGGATGTAAGAGTGGATGTCATTTTAACAGAACTCAACACCATTGACTTAAGAATGTCATCAAATCAACAAAATATATCAACTCCAGGTATTAGTAATAATTTTATTGATTTAAATGGTTATGGTAATAACTGGGATGGTTCAAACACTCTTATAAAAAATGCAGCTTCTACTTCAAGTATAGGTCATGGATTTACTAATGTATATACACATGAAGAATTAGAAATTGAATTAAAGAGTATTAAGAGAGAAGTCACAGAAATTATTACGCACTGGACTGAAACACATACAAACCAAGATATTGGCGCTGAAGAAATTCAAAGAAGTAGCGGCGATATTCCATATCATTATTTGATTAGAAGAGATGGGTCATTGCAAAGAGGCCGACCAGTAAATTTAGTTGGAGGCAGTTTAGCAAATGGACATGAACGCTACTCAATTCAAATTGCCTTTGTTGGTGGTATAAACTCTCCAACTGGAATTGAAAATGTAGATCCATTTTTATCAGCCGATTCATTGACTAGAAAACAAATGACAACCTACCAAGACTTTTTAAAAATTGCATATTCTGCTTGGCCTGGTATACAGGTAATGGGCCATAATGATATTGATAATACGCAACAAGATCCAGGGTTTGATGTAGTTAACTTTACTGAATTAAATTTTGGTAAAACTATTATATTGACAGATCCATCTGTCAGAGGACCCTACTCAAGAACTGAATTGATTAAAACAAGGATACCATATCTATGACTGGCGTAAATGATAATAGAACCCAGAGAATTTCTGAATCTAAAGGTAGAGAAGTATCACAAGGTGTCAGCGCCGATGGTAACCAAGATCCAAGGGGCGAATTTCCTAATCCACAATACTGGAATTCACAAAATATAAACTATGCTGCTACCGGAAATAAAAGTAATGAGTTGTATATTGGTGGCAGTGAAAAGTCTATAAACCTAGGTTTAACTGAAAATAAAGCTTCGCAATATCCATATAACCAAGTATCTGAAACCATTTCAGGCCATGTCATAGAAGTTGATGATACGCCCGGCGGTGAAAGGATGCTTTTTAAACATCGTACAGGAGCAGGTATAGAATTAAGACCCGATGGCACGGTTATTATATCATCAACTAAAAATAAAATTGAAGTAACTGGCGATGACCATAATGTTATTGTTGAAGGTGATGGAAACTTAGTTTATAAAGGCAACTTAAACATCAAAGTTACTGGTGAATTTAATGTTGAATGTACAGACTTTAACGTTAAAACTAATGGCAATATGAATACGAATGTTATTGGATCGCAAAGAACTACAGTTGGCGAAACAAAATCTGATACAGTTCGTGGTGGACTATCTCAGACTGTGGCACAACAAGTTACAAACACCTATTTAGGTGGGTTATCTACAAATGTCAAGGGAACTTTAAGTAATAATGTCGAAGGCGCTGCAAATTACGTGTCAAGCGAGAATACAGTTATTTCTTCAGAAACTAAAATAGATCAGGCCTCACCCGATATTAATATTGCGGCGGAAAATCTATCTGTATTTGGTGATACTGGCACAATAGGCGGAGAGAATATTATTATGTATAATTATAACATGTATAGTGGTCATAGTATTTGGTCAACAGAAACAGTTAATACGAAAACTGTTACAGCAACAAAAACAGTAAATGCTATAAGAATGTTTGCAGATACATTCGAAGGCGATTTAGATGGCACTGCAGACATTGCCGCTACATCATTACACCAATCATATCCCGACGGCACGTCACCGTATTATTCCCCAAATGTTGGTTCACGGGGCTCTATCACTAATACGGCAGCTGAAGATGCTACCTTTGATACAACAGCTACGGCATTACCAACAGACGATTTACTTACAGCATATTTAAATAACTCTAATAACGGCGTTAAAACTGTATCGATTGATGATGGCGATTTTATTAAAAAGAACATCAATAAAACAGATGTATATGGCGGCTTGTCTGATTTAAATCTTACAACTGGTCTGGTACGCTCACGTTTGAGAGATCCTAATAATGCAAATGTTACTGACTTTACGACACAAGCTGTAGCTGAAGGTGTGTTATCAGAAAATTATATTAAAGTTGCACCTCCAGGAATTGGTAGAGTTGTAAGTGCTAATAGTACTCCTAAGTTTGGTCAGATTAAATTTGGTAATGTAAAAATCTCTACGAATGCAGATCCTTTCTTGGCAACTAACTTAACTGCTAGTATCCTTCCCGATCCATTATATAACCCTGACTTTGCACTATCTATTACGTCATCAACTAAACTTTCACCTGGTGTATCGATTGCTAAGTTCTTAGGTTCTACAGGCCATCCAACGAATCTTACGTTTATCAAAGATGAATTACAGTTAAGACAATTAGGTCGCCAGCTTTATATGCAAGCTGAGTTGATTCGATCTATTGCAATGAATAAAGCTGCCTTTGCTAACTACAGACTTATTGTACAAGAAGGTGTTTACAGACCTGGTCCGTCAGAAACTGCATCTGGTTTAAACATGCAAAAGCTTAAAGGTGAAGCAGTCGTATATGATTTGATTGATAATGATGGCCAATCAGATCCAGTTGCATTGTTTGATTTGGCAGAATACTGGAAAGACACTTTACTCTTTGATAAGATGATTCTTTCTTAAGACACTTATGATGTAGATAAAGAACTAGATGCTCAACTTATTATTATCATGCCAGAAATTGGTGAAAACTGGAGTGCTAACTTTAACAGAACAGTTGAAACACACTTCAATGGTAAGAAACTGTCACAGGGTGAACTAGTAGAATGTCTCACAACGCCTAATACAGCTCAACAATCTACAACTAAAGTAGAGTTACCAACAGGTATTGGTGGTAGATACGGACTTAATTTACTTACGATACCTAACCCCAGAGGAGTTGGACGTCCCCCTATCGTAGTACCAATTGTTGATACATTAGCCGGAACAAGTCCATTAATGAAACCTGGTGCACTTGAAAATATGAAAAACCTGCTAAACAACGAATATGCTAGAATGCAGGATTTTTATGAAGGACCATTGACTATCAACGATGCTCTTGTTAAATCTGACTCCATTAGAAATCAAAAAGGAACTTCGCAGCACTATTTTGGTAGAGCGCTTGATATTAGTATCATAGGACTAACAGACAGTCAAAAAATTAAACTGGTTGATGCTGCAATAAAGGCTGGGTTTAAAGGATTTGGGTTAGGCGGTACTATTTTGCACGTCGATAAAAGACCTACAAGTCTCGCAGGTGTGGCAGGTGCTTATAATGCCTGGGACTACACGGAAATTGGTGATTCACGCTGGGCTGGTAAATCATTTAATAAATATTGGAATGATTATATCGAGAATCGCTGATATAAATAAAAGAAAAAGATTTGAGTCATGGCAACAACAAGAGTTCTATCAAAAGAAGACGGTAGTCTAAATACTAGTAGTATTATTACTAGTAGGAGTCGACTTTATTCTGATATTGATTTAACATTTACTGCAAAACCAAATGGTGAGATCTATAAAAAGAGAGATGCAGCTGCAGTAAAACAAGCTGTAAAGAATCTAATACAAACAAATCATTTTGAAAAACCTTTTCAGCCACGGTTTGGTGCTAATATCAGAGAGTTTTTATTTGAGTTAGCTTATAGCGATATTAAAAGTGATATCAAAGCTAATATTATTAGAGCTATACAGGTGTATGAGCCCAGAGCAAAAATACTTAAAATAGATGTTAATATAAGACCGGACGAAAATAGTTTAGACGTTACTTTAGAATTCCAAGTCATAAACACTAAAGAAATTGTAGTGTTTACAACAGTTATATCAAGGTTGAGATAAAATGGCAAC